TGGGTGTGAAGTCATCACCATACTTCTCTAGAAGCTGCTGTAATGGCTCAAGACTGGCCTTGTCACCGTTCACATAGTCGAACCCCAACTCTGCAATCTCTGCCCCTACAACCTGCTGGAACAGGCGAGAAAGCACCTCTCCTGCCACGTCGTTACCCAATGGGTCAGTGCGCTGAATGGACTGAAACAGACTGTTGTACGACTCACGCTGCGCTGGTGTCATTGATGGGTTGCTGGATACAAACAATGCCTGTACCTCTTCTGGGGTAACAGTGCGACTGTACCTGTCCATCGCCACATCAACTGCCTTCTTAATCTTACGCACATCTGTGCTGAACAATCTGTCAGGACACCTAGCCCCACGATGATCTTCATAGAAGTCCTTGTTCATCAGACTCCTGATTAGTGATAGTTCCATTAGTTCCATTATGCTGCTCCTAGCTGTTCAAGTTTCTCTATGTCGGTTGGGTTGCGATACTTCAAGTCTTTCTCAAGTCGCAGCACCTTTACATTTGATACGTGGCCACGTAATTCTTTGGCCATTGCAATAGTCTTCGGTAGTACGTCGGGGTCTAGTGCAACGATAGCTGCTGAGAACCGTGTGAGATACTGCTTGTGTTCTTCAAGCAATGTTGTGCCTAGCAGTGCGACCCCGACAAACTTCTCACTGCCTACCACAGCTGCACTCACACAGTCCTCAACAACCACGGCGACATCCCCTTGGCCACTGGTATAAGGAACACAGGAAGACCCATACCTTCGCCACTTGGGGAGTCGCTTTGTCAATGCCCGACCCGTGGCATCAACAATCTTGTTGTCATGCACGACAGGAAATACAACACGGTCTTCCTTTACGTCGTGTAACAAACCTAATTCCTTTTCATCCAGACCCCATCTAGCACACCACCGATTAAATTGCAAGAGGTTTTTATTCGGCACGATATACTGAGGCAACTTAAATTCTTCTACCTTCGTCTCCTGCTGCACCTTCATACGCTTGATGTCGTCAGGTGTCATGCCTACACGCTTGCCACCACTGACACCACAAGATGCCCTGTAACAATTCCATACGATGTTACCACCGATATTCGATACAGTGAATGTCTTGTACCCTTTACATACAGGACAGTTGATACGTTTAGATTCACCGATATATAATGATATATCATTTATTATATTATATATATTATACATTATATATCCCCTTCGTTTGCGGCATCTAATGTGCTTTTACCATGACTGCTTCGCTTTGTCAATGCGTAATTTGCAGCATCGTATGTGTTTTTTATGTACGGCTTGACCGATTGTGGGTTAGCGTGTCCTGTAACCGACATGATTTGTCCTATTCCTACACCAGCCTGAACCATTTCGGTTGTGCCAGTACGTCGCAGGTCAGACAGTCGGAGAGTGTCAGGCAACCCAGCGTTGCGAATCAGTGCGCGTCCATGTTTCGACATTTTGAAGATGGTGTATGGTTCATACTTCCCATCAATGGGATTCGGACGAGGCGCAACATATTCCTGAAACCCAAAGTCCTCATGCTGTTGCGTCAGCATATCCATCAGGTCATCAGATATGGGTAGGTACACCTCTGCCCTACGCTTTGACTGCAGGATGTGTACGCGCTGCTCATCAAAGTCGATGTTGTCCCACTTGAGTAGGCGCATGTCGCCCACACGCTGGCACCATTCATATGCCATCTGTGCAATCAAGCCCAGATTACGTGTGTTGAAATCGCTGTATGCTGTATCCAATAGCAGCATGATGTCGTCCTTTTCCCACAGGGTTGTTCTACTTTTAGGTGTACGCCTACGCACAGCATTGAATGGATTACGACTGACCATCTCCATACGCAAGCCGTGATTATACACGACTCGCGCAATAGCCATCGCCTTGTTGGCAAAGTGGATGCCTCTCTCACACCATTCATCATATGCAAGTTTGCACATTTTGCTTGTCAGTTTATTGACATCCACCCTGCCAAAGTTTTGACCATCAATCTTTGTGTCCAAAACCTGGCGAATTATGTATTCATAGTTAGCTTTAGTTTCATCCCGCAACTCTTTGTATTCATAGGATGAATAGTAATCACCAACCATTTCTCTGAAACTAGTCATAGTCCGAATGCCAACAGAATAATCATGCCGACGATTGCAATGATAATGTCCATGTTATTGTTCTCCTAATCGCAAGAGTTCCAACGAGACATCACAGCCGTGTATCTACCAGAGTCAGGGTCATGTGTTGTCCTAGCTACGTGAGTGTCGTACCCAAGAGGGTGGTACTGTTTAAGGTACCACTCAACTTGTTCATCTAAGTCTTTCTTGGATACGGCCACCAGAGTTTCTTCTACTATACGTGGCATCTAAAAGTCCCACTCTTTGATCTCGACATCTTTGTCCACGAGTGCGTGTCGCAGCCCCCACCATGCGTTATCGACTGCACGTAGGTCATCGTAGTCTATCGAACACATCTCACTGACGCGAGTGCGAATCGGAACCCATGCCTTAAGCAGTGTCATCATAGCTTCCTGTTGGTGTGGTGTCATAGACTTCCAGCATTCGGTTGCTGCTTCGCGCTTAATATCCCATTCAGTTTTTTGCTCACTCATTGTGTTGCTCCTTTCATCCAGCCAGGAATATCCCGACCTTTGTTGTACCTTGCAAACCTAGCCTTGTCTGCAATGTAAAAGTTACGATATGATTTGATAGGCCAGTGTTCGTCTGTCTTCAAGTGATCCATACCACTAAAGCATTCAGGGTGCTTGGTTACATGGTTGATTGAATCAACAGGCAGGAATTGCTTGCCGTCAGCCAATGCCATGAAGTGCTTGCTTGCACCGTGTACCTTGCCATAGCGATATGTATATTCTTCTAGCATAGATGCGTACAGATTGAAAGCATAAACGTAGTTCGCTTGGCTACGCATTGCCCACAATGTGCATGGGTGCTTCTGATGCACAGGCTTATACAAGTTCTTTGCTGCTGCGTACTCCGGTGCATGATGCCACAGGCTGGTGCATAACATCTGCGCTTCCTCTAGTGGCATCTTCACAATGTGCTGGTCACATAGCTGCTTGGCTATGGCCTTGGGGTGGTGGTCCAACAGGAACCGGTTCATGCTATTGCTCCTGTGTTTGCTTCCTGTTCCTCGTAGTCGAACTCAGCTTGCATGTCACTGATGCTGAACTCCCAATCAAGTTCGGGGTGTGTGGCAATGGCAAGGTCAATGTCAGATTCACAGTAGTCAAGCAACTGTCCATCCTCATGTACGAACCAGCCAATGTACATCCAGCCCTCGTCAAAGTAACGCGCGTCAATCTCAAAGCCCATCTCTACCAGCTTGTGGAAAATTTGGTCAGGCGGCGACCATGCTGACAGGAATGAGATGTTAAGCTGGTTCTCACCGGCACGTTCACAGTGTGCGTCATAGATGTCCCACTTTGTACCCCAATTCTCAAGCCGCCAGTTGTACCAGTTGGGGCCATCAGACAATCCTTCGGTGCCTTCCAACTCTTGTGGCATTGGGATCAGAGACTGGCACAGTGGCGTATCCTCTGTGTTCATGATGTTGTAGATCATGTCAATCTTCTGTGGGTCTTCGTGTGACAGGATAACCCTGTTGTCGGTATGATTAGGCATAGGTATGTCTCCTTGTTACTGGTTGATGTTGTTATCGTCATAGTGATAGAACATTTCTTTCACCCTGTCAATGTCAATCTTGAACCACTCATTGCGTCGTTCATCTGCGTACTGTTCCAGTGTACGGTGCATCAATGTCTCAGCCTTGCGCCTGTTCTTTGATTCAATGGTACAGACAATCTCGTAGTCTCGAAATGGAGATGATGTCTGATATCCATTGAGGCGATCCTCTGCAATGGTGGCGCAGCCGATCTTCACCCACTCAGGCCATGCCTTGTTGACGATGGCATAGACCTCACCTGTTGGTACACTGTCGATCTTCTCATGCGACCACGCATCGTCCAAACTTTTATAGCGTCCAGGTTTATGCAATGGGTGTGACTTGGGTATATACTTACCATTCACAAACATGCGTGTCGTATTCTTTTCAGCATGTGTGTCCAGTCGTTGCCGGTATCGCCGGTTAGGTGCGACGTACCACCATTCACCCTTGTCAAACTCAATGTTGTTTGATCGTGCATAGTCTGTGTCAATCTTCTTTGTCATGTCCTGTAATCTCCTCGTAGTTGTTAGTGTCGATGTCTTCATCTGTCAGCCCTACAATATCAGTGTCGAACCAGTCGTTGTCAAACATGAATTGTTTCAAGCCCTGCAACATTAGTTCCTCATCCATGTCAGTCCATCCTCGTAATGAAGTAGCCTTCGTCGGTAGGCAGGGCAGTGATGGCGTATGGGTAGAAGTATACGGTGCCATCCTTTGTGTCCATCTTGCCTACATACTGTAGGTCATCATCCTCGTCATAGTTGCTCTTGTAGGAACCGTCCTCTTGCACGTCGCCGCCGAAACGATACAACTCACCAAAGCCGTAGCGTTCTGTCATGTATTGCACAAGGTCTGATTCACCCAGCATGTTATACTCTACCACCCAGTGTGGCAACAGCCCCAAAGATTCCGCGAGATGTTCCTTCGGTGCGTCATAGTGTGTCGTGTTAAGTGTCAGCATGTTGTGGGTACTCCCTCTGTTTTCGTAGAATTGTTTGATGTATTCGTAGTCCATTGATGTAGTATCGAACATGTCCTCACCCATTGTCAACCCCCTTGAATATGTGTGCGATAACGTCAACTGTCCAGCCATTGCCCAGCATCTTGTAGCGTTGTGTGTTGCTGACATGGGCTGTGTAGTTGTCTGGCACAGTCTGCAGCCTCTCGCATTCCAGTGGCGTCAGCTTGCGAAACTCTGTCATCGTCTCGTCAGTGAATACAAGCTGGCGTCTGCGCTTCTCAAAATACTGCGTCAGGTTGCCACCCTTCCAGTAGTTGGCGTCGATGCAGTACGACTTGTCCCGATCCACATAGCCATCCTCGATGATGTCGCACAGCTTGATACCCTTGTCGATAGGTTCGTAGTACCTACCCTTGAATGAGATGTTCGTCCAGTAGTACCGTTGCCTATTGTGTGCCGACACCTTGTCGCTGTTTATGAAGATAGGTTCGACACCCAGCGCGTCACTGATGACATCCATAGATTCCTGTTTCATCTTGACGTTTTCCAGCAGGAAATACTTTGGCTTGAGTTTGCCCAGGATTTTTACGTACTGCCAGAATAGCTTTGATCGTGGATCATCGAAGTGACCATGCCGTCCTGCGCTGCTGAATCCTTGGCAGGGACTGCCGCCGATCAGCATGTCAATGCCACCCTTGTCTGCCATAGCATTGACCCAATTCATGAACGCTGGACTGGTACAGTCGCCAAGCTGTACCGTGTCAGGGTAGTTGGCTTGCGCTACCTTGATGGCGTACTTGTCGATCTCGCTGGCGTAGTATTTGCTGACACTGATGCCAGCACGATCCAGCGCAATACGTCCGCACGACATGCCGTCAAACATCGAAAGAATATTCATAGCCCGAACTCCTCTTTGGCCTGTTGATACAGAACGTCTAGTTCTTCTTGATATTCTTGATACCTCGACCAGTCGTCGTCTGTCAACAGGTCAATTTGTTTGTCGGTCAGCAGGTGGTGCCACGCATACAGGTTGATGATGTCACCGTCCGCATTTCGATCCAAGTCTAGGAAATCTGACATTCGCATTTTTCTGTGTCCCTCTTTTCCATACAGGTTGTCTGCTTCTTCTGGTGTTAGGTCAAATCTACCACAAGGTGACTTGGTTCTGTCAAGTATCCAAATGCCACCATACTCAAAGCCCTGATCCATTAGGCTACATCCTTTCCAAACCAACGCTTCGCTGTCATGTCATTGATGACGTACTTGGTGCCGGTGTTCATGTCTTGCACGATCCACGGGTTCTTTCTGGCGCGTGTCTTGTAACCTACCAGCGTGAAAGATTTACCCTGCTGGTCTGCAATCTTGCTGGTGTCCAGCCCATCAATTCGGGCGAATGTTTCGAGGTCACGTTCTTCCTTAGACGATGCCCCATCCTCTCGCACTTCGACCTTGAAGGTCACTTGTGCGTCATCGTAGCTGGCATTGCCTACATGAATGCTGTACCCATCAATGCCGTGCTGCTCGAATATTTCGTTCAGCTTGTTACGTAGTGCTTTCGCTGTTGCTCTATCCATGATCTAGTACCCCATCTTTTGACGTTGCTGTTTGTTCTGCCGTTGCTGCTTGCGAATAGCAGCGACTGGCTTGCGATGTTTAGTCGATATCGCTTTGACCTTTACCGGCTTGCGATAGGTGAGAATTTTTTTCGACATCTTTCTTGTCCCTTTTTCTGTCATACTTTTTCTTGTTCGGTATGACACTTGCCCTGCGTCGGGACAAGGCAAGTGCCTTTGCTACCGGATTGACTGGCGTAACCTTACGCACGTTTCACAAACTGACCTGACGCACCGTCACGTGACACCGACAGGTAGCCTTTGTTATTCGAGAACGTACCCTTGCGCTTGTAGCGTGAAGTAGTCCGGCGGAATTGCAGGTTGTTAGCACCCACTGGGTTGCGAATGATACCGGCGACGTTCTTCTGAAACACTGTCTTTTCCATGATATGTAGTCCTTTCGTTTTGGTTTCGATAACTAGTCATTAAACTAGTCGGGCCTTGGGGTCAACCCCCTTTTTGCATCTACTTGGCAACGCCCCGCTGGCATCGGTTATCTAGCGTCCTGCCCCATTGTGATGCCCACTAAATGGGCTTTCCTGCTAGGCCGTCGGCTTTGTTCTGCCTTTCGATGTTGTCAGTATCCCCCTAGAATGTGGCAAGAATAAGGCACAATAAACTTTTTTGCGTCGAAAATTTGACACCACCCACCCCTCACCCGTCAATAATTTGACGCCAGGAACCAGGTGTTTTAACACGCTAAAACATTTAACCCACCCACCAAATGTTAGGCCCACCCCACATTGCATGTCTTACCTAATAAAGTTAGCCATGCCTAACATTCTTTGCCCCACCGTATAGAGTTAGATGCCCCACAAAATGTTAGCCCCACCTAACACCGTCAATATTTTGACACCCCCAGGAACCAGGGATTTTGAAAAATAAAAAAGGCCAGCCGGTGCGATACCGGCCAGCCCCACCATTTATGCCCGACTGAATTTCCCGTCGGTGTAATAGTCCATCATGCGTCTCACATGGTCGGCATCCATTGTGGCAAGCGATGTCGCCACATATCGGGCATCATCCCGTGATAGATGCTGCCGCAATTCACGGTATAGGCGTTGTGCTTTTGTCATGTCTATGCCCTCTCAATGGTGATGGTATCGTCGGCAAAGGTCGCCATGTAATGGCTGGCACCGTCTAAAAATTCCGACACATAACGGCCATTAAGGTCAACAATGGGACGTGCTGGCGTTCCTGCTATCTTGCCTTTGCCTTTGTCGGTGTCACGCACGTCTGCAAATTGCAGCGTTAATGCTGGCGCGTTGCTGCCAATAGGTGCCACCATGACGCGCCTAAACCGTCGGCCATGATGAAAGCCATTCGCTGTCAATATGTCCCCTTCTATCCAGATACGCGCGTTGCCGCGATTGAATGCTGTTTTATATGTCTTTTGCATGGTCATGTCCTTTCATGCTGTTAGTCGGCCATTATTGGCTAATAAATAGGACATGGCGACAACACGCGCCGCCATGCCATGTTTTGATTTATGGTCACGCGATACCGTGCAAATCGCGCCAGACTGTCCATGTGATAGCCTGTAATTGATAGGGCATGATGCCTATTTGTTTGGCGGCATCTTCATAGGCATCCTGTAACGCGCGATATTCTCGGACGCCAATATTAGTGCGATCATCGGTTAGGCCGACACGTTCGTTATAGGCAATGTTTCGCGCATGGCCGTCAATGGTCACGTTAAATTCCCCCATGATATCCATGAAAAACGACGTGATTTTCTGGCCGTTTAGTATGGTTTTTGCGCCAGCATAGTCGGGGATTTCCTGCAGAATGCGCCATGCCTTTAGCTTCATCTTGTTGTAGGTCGAGACCTTCACGGTTTCCATGGCATCGCCAGCAATAAACGCGCCGATTAGGGCATCGGCATTCAGGACATTACGTGTCCATTTATTGTTCGGTGATAGCGCGGCAATGACAGCAACGACGATATAAACCGGCATATCGTGCTTTATGGCGATGCCATGCGCTTGTGATTGCGCGTCACTATACCATGCCATGCCGATAGCGATTTGGTCGGCGTCGGCGTTGTTATACATGGCGACGATGTTTGCAATCATGGCGTCATGCGATATTGGCGTTACTTGTTTCATAGTCTGGTATCCTTTTCAAAAGTTAGTCGGCCATTATTGGCAAAAGAATGTGACGCGACAATGGCAAGCAATGTCGCGCCATTGTTTGGTTATCCTTGTGTCAGGAACAATTCGGCATTGTGGGGATTAATGCGAATTGAAACGTCGCCCGTATCATTATCGTGTCGCATGGTGGCGATTTGCAGATTGACCAAATAACACGCCAATTCCTCGCAATATCCAGACAAGGGATATTCATCAATGCAATCATTCGCATTGTAAACCGTGACGTATTTGGCGGCATCGTCGCCAGCAATGCGGCAAGCTTTGTTGTGGTCAATCAATGCTGGCAAAACATGCTTGGCAATCGACGCGCGTGGCTTGTCGGCGAAATCATAGGCGACATGCTGAAACGAATTATAGGCATCGTCGCTGCTATGCGTGACGTAGTCATTCAGGCATCGGGCGACTAAAGCTTTCCATGCGTCAATTGTATGGCATTCAAAAATGCCCCAATTCCAGATGTCATTCATCACGTTATCAGCGACCATGTCGGGCAAACATGTCTTGAGAATGGTTTGCATGGCTTTCGATGCCGAATTATGAACGGTCCATGCGTATTGATTATCAGGATGATATCTTTCGTCGCGTTCATCGGATGATGCCGCATTAGCATGGAATGCAATAAACGTAAGCTTTGCCAGCATTTCATATTCGGTGTCTGTGATTTGATATTGATTAGTCATTTCGCTTTCCTTTCATGCGAATAATTGAAGTTAAAAATTTCCATATATTGCGGCGCAAATCGTGTCAAGTCGTTTATGCTTTGTTCCCTGGATGTTCTCATTTTGTTCACGGTCGATGTTCGCATTGATCGGTAGCGCGTGTTCCTGTTTCGTTCTCATTAGATGCCGCATTATTTGGGGGGTATGGTGCCGCATTTCATGCATCGCCGGTCTGTTTTCATGTGTTAAAACATAAACACGCCATCCAGTGGCGTCGGATATGGCGTCAATTCATAGCATATGCATTGCCTATCTGCTAAAAAGTCCAGGCATTTCAATAGTTTAGCAGCTTTCGATCCATCGCTTGCGTCATGCGCTGGCGCGAATAAGACAAAAGGTGTCGCAATCGGACGCAATCCGCGCGGATCAATGGGGGTAGGCGGGGGCCACGGGTAGGGTGTACGTACGTATATATGGTGAAATACACAGATTGGGAAAATTGAGTGTTAACCACAGGGGCAACTCATAAACATCTTATGCACAAGGAATGCACAATCTGCCTAAAAAATAGGCAACTCTGCTGCTCACGATATGTTACATATATTGTAACATTCAGTAACAATACTTTTTGTTCTTGACAGTGTTTTTACCGTGTGGTATAACTAGTATATATAATGCTTCATTAGATGCTCTACATTAAATAAAAGAACATAGATGTAAAAACATAGATGAAATAAATTTGTTAAAGACATCTAATGCTACATCTAATAAAAGCAAACTTGTTAAAAGCATTAAATGCTACATCTAATGTAACATCCAATACCCCCACATGGACTAAATTCCGTATTTACAAAAAAGTAGTTGACAATGACGAAGAAATCTGTAAAACTATATACTGATGACGTACTTGAGGCATTCTATGATGCCATCAAGAATAACACATTAGATAAATTACATATACCTCACAGCGATGTATTTTATGTACGTAAGGCAGTAGAAGCACATTATGGCCGCCCTTTCACATTGGAACACGTAGAGTGGGCTATGCGTATGGAAGGATGGACAGATGATGTTGACAGCAATGGTACTAGTGTGCAGCCTCGTAACAAAGGGTGACTGTGTATTGTTTACGGACAATCGTGGGCCGTACGATACGCACGATAAATGTTTTGCACGTGTTCAGGAAATGATTAGGGACTTGGCACCTACTCTTCCAAATGTGCCTTCAGAGTTTAGGTACAAGTGTGCAGAAGTTAAACAAGGAACTGCGACATGAGTCTACCAGAACGTGTCAAAACAAAAATGAAAGAAGAAGGTCTCACGGCTGTGAACAAGCCAAAGAGGACACCTAACCACCCAACGAAGTCTCACTGTGTGATGGCATCAGAAGGTGGCAAGTACAAGTTTATTCGATTTGGTCAGCAGGGCGTAAAGGGTGCTGGCAAGAATCCCAAGACTGCAAAGGATAAGGCACGTAAGCGTAGTTACTATGCAAGGCATGACGCCCAGGGTAAACCAACTACTAAGCTGTCTGCGAAGTATTGGTCACATAAGGTTAAGTGGTGAGTAGAATGGCAAAGAAAAACAAAGATGACGTAATGGTTGTCTCGATTGGTGTAGGCACTATGCCAGCAAAGAAGCTGAAAGAAAAGATGAAGAAGGCTGAGATGGCAATGGGTGGTATGGCTAATGGCAAGAAGCATATGTATTCTGCTGGTGGCAATGTTACTGACAAGCTGCCAAACAAGGGCTTGCAAAAGCTGGCATCTACAGACAAAGGACGGGAAGCTGTACGTAACATGGGCTTTGATGTCTAGTAGTGCATCCTGTAGAGCAAGACATACGTAATTGGTCTGCCAATTTTCTTGAAGTACCCAATGCAAAGTTAAATGGCTTACCCCCATGCCCCTATGCAAAACAGGCATGGCTGGAAGACAAAGTAACATTCAGTATCAACACTGGGCTGGACGGTCTTGTAGAGGCAGTCAAGCAATTTGAGTCCCATAACTATGACATAGTTGTGTGGGCAAACGAAGTGTTACCTGTCATGGAATATCTTGATGGTTTCTGTGACGGCATAAATGAAGCACTGTCAGTGTCAGGCATTGACTTACACTTGATGCAGTTTCACCCAGACTACGGCGCAGATGAGGCTGGTCTGGATTTCTTATTGCAAGAGGGTGTAAGTGACCCTGACTTGGAATACTGCATGGTATTCGTGCAGAAGCTGTCGCTACTTGATGATGCGGCATTGAGTCTGGAGAAGTCTGACTACTACAAGAACTTCCCGACAGATACCTATGAAGCCTTAGTGCTAGACAGACGGAGATTACGAAATGGTAATGAAGAAAAAGATGCGGGGCGGCGGCATGATGAAAACAGCAGCTAAAAAGAAAATGATGCGTGGCGGTGCCGTAGCAAAGAAGAAGATGATGCGCGGTGGCATGGCTGCTAAAAAGAAAAAGTAAATGGCCAAGCAATTTGCAAACAGCTTCATGAAAAAGAAGCGTATTCGTAGACCCGGAGTTCACAAGAAAAATGCGAACAAGCGTAATAAACCTAAAACGTACTTTGGTTAAAAACGTGGGGTGGGCTTTGCTCTACATGGGCAAGCCCTTTACCGCTGTAGGTAACTGGTTCTGGAAGAAGCACCGTGCCGTGTTGGACTGGAATAACAAGTGAGCATCACAAGCTATCCAGAAAAAGTTGTCTTTGGCACTATTGGTAATGATGTTGCATTTGCTGACCACACAGTCGATGCGTTTGGTAGACTGCGTATAAGTCAGCCCTATACTTTGTTTGATAGTCAGAACCGTTTTCAAGCTGACCCACAGTTTGATACCAGTTCAACAGGCAGTGGAGCATTTGCTCATTTACCTGACGAGAGCAGCAACTCTATGACGGTGGG